CATTAATTCCTTGAAGTGCAACAATATCTTTAGAGTCTGCTGCCTGGCCACCACTGAATACCCTTGCCTTCATTTCTTCCCATGCGTTTCCTTTGCCACTGGCTTTGTCTAAATCAACACCTTGCATGGCAGCAAGAAATTTCTTTTGAGAATAGTCAAGATCTCTTTTTGCTTTTAGTGTTGCTACAATCTCTGGCATGGACATAGATGATTCTAACTCGTCATAGTCTTTCCATATTCCGAGCAAAAAAACCTCAGATTCCAACTCTGCTAAATCTAACTCATCCCAGGTTGACCCACTTTCTGTTGCTTGAGTCTTTACTGGTTCTTCAGACTTTTCATTTATCTTTATACCTGCCGAAAAATCTAATAGTTTATAAATTGTTGGCATATCGATATTATCTTCTAATTCTTCTTGTGTCTTTATGCTTGGATAATACTGCCTCATTGTAATTGTTGCACACTTAGACAAATAATGAATTGCCTCGTCATCTCCATTTGATTTTTTTACATTCTCAAATTCTTCTAAAAATAACTTTAAGTATTTTATCTTTAATGGGGTTATATACAACTCTGTTCCGTCAAAGAGTTCAATGGTTGAGGTTTTGTATATTTCTGTAGGCATTATATAAGTATACCAAACAGAAAGGCCCAACCCCGAAGGATTGAGCCTCTCGTATATTAAGTTGTATTATGCTGCTGGGATAGTGCGGTCTACGATCTTACCGTATGACGCATCATCATTTGGAAGAAGACGGAATGATACTTCGAACATTGTCGCTTCATCTCTCTTTGCAGATACTGTTACGCTCTCGATTGAGAGTGCACGGTATGCTACGTAAACTCTTTCGAGTTCGTCTCCAATTGCACAATCTCCAGTTCCTGGACCAACTGCAACCAAACCACGTTCGACTGGGCATTCGCCGATGTCTCCTGCTGAAAGGTTAAGTGTTGGGTTTCCTGATACTGTTGATAGATCTCCATCCTTGCCTGCTAGTGCAAACAATAGGTTCTCTAGTGTTGATTCTGCGAATGTAGTATTTAGGTTTACCTGCATGCCTTGCTTGAACAACTTAGCAACGTCAAGTACCTGGTCTACTGCTACTTCACCGAAATCTGGCTGGAATTGAATTTCCAAACCATTCATTGTGTAACCAACATTGCGGAAGTCTGAATCATTAGAAAGTGTCTCTCTGTATGATGTTCCTGCTACATATGCTGGAAGTCCTGCGTCTGTGAGTACGCCGTCTTCATGTGTGAAGAGGGCTGCTGCTCCAACAATAATATTGTTGCTGCTACCACGTGTATATGCCATATTTTTCACCTCTTTTTTTTCTTTTGGATTAAAAGGGCTTGTTTCCTCATGATAAGTATAACATGCCTTTTTATGGGTTTAAGATTGCGCTGTCTTGGTGATACTCAAAGTCTATAATTATCTTATTTCCGCCATATGTTCTGGCTGTTCCGAAATCTATTATATCTCTGACTTCTTCTAATTGATATACCCTAAACTTATGAAAAAAGAATTTACAATCCATTCCATCTATCTGGCCTTTGGCCTTTGCCCACTTGTTAATTTCTTCTGCAGTCTCGTCTTCACGATCCATTAGGCGAAGAACCTTCTCCTGAACCTGAACCATTTTTTCAGTAACATCACTTTCTGTTGCATAAAAATAATATAAAAGTTGCTCTTGTTTTATGTGTGGAAATGGCGATCTACGCATACGAACAAGCCTATCCCATGTAGCCATAACTCCAGCATAGGCAAGTCTTTGTGGCTCAATCGTACTTTCTGGAGTAATTATAATCCAACTCTCTGTCAACTCATCGATTGATGCTGGTCGTGATGGGAAAAATGGAACTCCAATTCCTGTATCGAGTCCTATTTTTTCTTTTAGATATTCATTTATCCATAGTACTGGTGTATTAAATACTGATGTTGATTCTGCCATTATCCAATCCTCCCTGCATTAGCAACCCACTGGTATCCAGTTTTTAGACCTAAAGATCTACCGCCTCTTTTTGCTGAGCCAAGGTTTTTTTTATAAGTATTTGGAGTCTTAAAGTATTGTAGCAAACCGCTTGAGTTTAAAAATGATTGTCTAAAATATACACCAAAGAAGTTATTAAGAACATTCTCAAACTGACCTTTTGTTTGTCCACCAGGGTTACCTACAGTTACTTCTGATGAAGTAAAAATTTCTTGTCCGTCAACCTCAAACCTTAAAGCGTTTGCTTTTTTAGGTCTAATTGTAACTGCAACCCCTTCTTCCATAATCTTTGCTTTGTTATAAAAAGGTACATTTGATCCATTTTTAATTGACTGTGATTGTTTTAAAGATGAAGTAAAAGTTATTCCTATCTTGGTTATTTTGTAATCAATATCAAATAATCTTGCCTCTGGGCTTCCAACCTTATGCCATTCATAAATATGGTGAAGTAGTTCTGGAGACATTCTTGAGTTTACATCAACAAACTGTGATGCTAGTTCTGCTATTTTTGGTGCCAGGTCCATGTAGAATGCAGACTTTCCTTTTTGTACTCCATCTAAAAATCCAGTAGAGTATTGCATTATGTTGTTTATTTCTTTTTGAAACTGTCTGCTATCTATAGTTAAACTCAGCATTAGACATCTACCGCCTGATTTTCAGATCTACGGATTACTAAATTGTAATACTCAATACCGCCAAAAGGACCAACATACGGTTCTTGAGTTGCCACTTCAAAGATGGTTGACTTTCCTGCACGTGGACCAGATGTCTCTGTGTATATGTAATTGCAGTTTTTGTCACGAATGTTTGTTAATATAATATTTGTTATTGAGTGTGGGGTATCTAAACTTGAAATTCTTAAGTCTGTCTTTACTCTTCCAATTAGACTTGATCTTTGTGTTATATTTACATTTGGCCTTACTTCTTCATTGCCTGCAGTTCCTACAGCATTAAAGTTTGCTGCTATAGTCTTATCTATAATCCAAGTTTTCTTAACATTGCCATAAGTTCCCTGCTCAACAATTGGATAATATATATCTGCTTGCAATGGGAATATAAAATCTGGCTCTTCGCATATCATTAAATTATCCCTGGCTTGACAATGGTCTTAACATATTTGTCAAGAATCTTATCTACTAAGAAGTTACCAGTACCGCCAAGCATTGCCTTATCAAACTGAATTTTAAACTGATCTGTATTATATGATGTTACATATCTCTTGTAATAATCTAACTTGCCACACTTAAGATCTTCTATTAGCAACTTGGCTGCATACTCAACATCTTCAGGAACGTTTAGATACCCGTGGTCTACAACAAATGTGTAGTCATATCCTGATGGGAAAGATATTCCTTCATATCCGTAGTAACCAAGATCTCCGCTTGCCACTGGTAGGTTTTGCGCTGTTGACTCATATCTATTCAATTCAAGAACATCTGCACTAACTCTTTGTATAGCAGTCTTATCTGGTGTTATTATATATTGATAGTCGCCCAATTCTGGGTTTGATCTATCGTAAACTAAGACATTGTTTTCATAAACCTTAAATACTCTATAAACTTTTTCCCATAAAGAAAAGTAGTCTGAGCCGTTACCAGTTCCAACTACTGTTATCTTTTTGTTATAAAATCCTTCTGGGCAAAAGGTGTCTATCATTGATCTTGCTACTAATTCTAAAATTTTGTATTCAGCAATCTCTGATGCTGTTGTTCCTAATGTGTTTGGATCTACATATGGTCTGACTAGTTCGTAGTACTCTTCGTGAATTAATTCTTCACCCTCGCCAATTGTAAAAATCTCTACTCTGTAATTATTGTCGTATCTTCCAGGAAGTGAGATGTTGATGTTGTCTCCTGTTGACCATTCTAAAAATTCTAAAACTTGTACTGAAAGATCCGCCATATCTGTTACTCTTGCATAGATATCTACATCGCTGTATCCTGAAGGAACAACAAAGTTTACTATGATGTCATCATATGGCGGAACTCTCAATATTTCCATATTTTACTTACCAAATTCCTTGGCAACTTCTTCTGGGGTGGCTGTGCGGATGTGAGAACGAGTAAGCCACTTTGCAGCAGCGTCCTTTTCAACAATGTTATAGCCACGGTAAACCTTGCCTACCCCTGACCATGTTACATTCTTTGTTGAATAAAGTGCTACCTTTTCTTTAACTTCTGCAGCCTTTTCCTTCTTCTTTCTTTCAGGTGCCTTTGGTGCTGTTGTTGCTCCAATGACTCCTTCTGCTACTGATCCAAGTGCCTGAACTTCTTCAGGTGCCTGGTAAGCAGGTGCTTCTACAACTGCTTGAACTTCTTCTACAACTGGAGTTTCCACAACATGCTCAACAACAGGTGCCTCTACAACAGGCTCTTCTGCAACTGGTGCTTCAAAAACTGGTGCTTCAAATACTGGTGTCTCAACTACTGCTTCTTCTACAATTGGATTTTCATTATTGTTTTCCATAATTCCTCCTTGTTAGTATTATATCATTATAAGTAATAAAGGGAGCAGGAGCGTTAACTCCTACTCCCCTTAATTTTTACTGTTTACAGATTATGCATCTGATGCAGCGTCAGCGAATGCGATTGCATCCTGCTCTTCCCACTGAATACCGAAGCGAACGAAGACTGTATATTCTACAGTGTCCTTCTTTGGCTTGTATTCACGGTTTACAGTGATGTCACGCTGGAATCCCCATACACGGTTCTGTGGGAATGTCAAGTCGACATATCCTGCAGGGTAGTATGGAACTTCTTGTACGTCAATTCCGAGAACACGTGTTGTACGTGCTCCACCGAATGTCTGTGCTCCACCGTCAAGGTATGCCTGACGATTAGTTGGAGTTCCGCCAGCCTGTGAAGCAAATGCTTCAGCAACTGCGTCTGCTAGGGTACCGTTGTTCTTAACGATTCCCTGGAATGCATCTGTACCAGCATAGAACTTCAAGTTAGACTTGATAGCACGATACTTACGTGGCATTGCAAGAATGATGTTCTGCATTACGTCTGTTGTCCAAGCGTTATTAGCGACTGTTACAACTGACTCATGTGCGTCTCCTTCAGTCTTTACACGGTTTACGAAACCGTTCATGATTGAAGTAAATGCGTCTGAACCTGCACCTGTTCCGTTGATTGCAAGGTCTTCGATATCATTACCGAAAGCGTTTGTCATCAAGCGGACAATGTGATCTTCTAGTGCTGCACCTTCGATGTTATCTTCTAGTGCTTCTGCAGATACTTCCCAGTCAAGACGAATCTTCTTTGTAGTCAATTCAACCTTTGAGAATGTTGCACCTGCGTTTGTGTAATCGCCAACTGCTTGCGCTGCTGCACGAATAACACGCTCTCCGACGTTTACCTTTTCGAGTTCCATTGTATTGGCTCTCATTGTAACGCGACGGCCATCTTGGGCGAGAATGGTTGCATCCCACACGTAGTCAATAAAACGACGTGCTTGCTCTGGGCGTAGGATACCTGATCCAGCCTCACCTGAAGGGTTAACTGCATTTGGTCCAGATGTAACGCCTGATAGTGCTGTTGGGATATTTCCTAACACGCCACCATCGGTGTAATTACCTGGTACGTTTGAACCTGCTTCAGATCCAGATGCGAATGCACCTTGTCCCTGATACAGACCTGGTGCTGTTCCACCAAGTTGACCTGATGTTCCAGGCTGGTTCTTTTCTATATTTTGTTCCGACATATTGTCACCTCCTGTGATTTTTACTTATTTGTTTTTTAATTGAATAAGTCGGCTGTTTTGAGGAAACTACCGCCCCATAGGGATTTTTCAACCGTTTCAGGTTGATTCTGTACTATCTCGCCGAGATCGCCAGACTTTCGGAAAGCAGTGTCTTGCTCTACAAGTTCCACACGCTTACCAAATTCATTGAATGTATTTGTTGCTGCTGCAATATCTTTTGCAACTGCTTCAAATGATTGTTTTGCTGTCTCAACATCCACCTTTGTAGACTTAAGCATTTCTACTTCTGCCTGCAAAGACTTAACTGTTGAAACTAGATCGCTAAAGGCTGATTCTAGAGTGTTCTTGATTTCAGCAACTGAGTCAACAACTGCCTCATCTGATTTAGATACTTCTGTAACTTCTTCAACTACATCAACTGCAGGAGTCTCTTCAGACTTTGCAACTTCTTCAGATGCTACGGCTTCATCAGCCTTTGCAACTTCTTCTGTAGGTGCCTCAACTACGGCATCAACCTCTGGAGCGACCTCTGACTTTTCTACTTCTACTGATGCTTCTGTTTCAATAACTTCTGCAACTGTTTCTGTGTTTGCTGTCATAGGTTGTACCTCCTTGTTAATCTTAGAAGTATTAATGCCTTTAGCACTATCAACTAAGAATTTTATCATGTTTGTTTTTTCGCTATCCGTTTTTTCAACGAATCCTATGTTTTCCATCTGCTCACCAGTAATCGGGCTAAGTTCTGATTCATTTTCAGATGCTATAACTATTCCATTTTCCTTGTCATAAAAAACATTTTCCAAGACAGTTGAGTCACCCTTGATAACATCTACACCGTCAACTTTTTCTACTGAAACAATATTTGCAAATTGATTAGCAGGGGAATCCACAAGACTCAACTCCACTAAATCATATTCCTTAATAACTCTAATTGTCTTATCTGCTTTCTCATCATAAGCGTCGTCCCACTTATTCATTCTTCCGCCAATAGAAAAACCAGTAAGGGTTCCATCAAGAACCTTCTCCCAAGTATCCTGTGCACCCTTTGAAACGTATGCTGAAACAAAAACACCCTTATAGAACTTCTTTGTTTCTGGATCAAAGTACTTGTCTTCTTTAAAATCTACCATCTTGCCTACTGCTACTGGCTGATGCATTTCTCTGATATTCCCACGGAATTTTGCAAAGGCTGACATAGATGCTTCTGCTGTTACAATGTCATCTTGCTTGTCAACATTATCTAGGGATGCAAAACCAGAAACGATTCTACGCTCTTTATCTACCTTGGTTAAAGGCATAGACAGGCGAATACTATCACCATCTGAATTCCAATGCGCTTTTGATATAATCATGGTTATTATATTATATACCCTTTTTTACTAAAGTATCACTATTTGGACATATCGGACACGTCGTCAGATTTACGACCTTCACCCTTTGGATTTCTTCCACTTACTGTGGCTTGTCCATCAGACTGGTTGTTGGTTCTTTCGGTGTCTCTTTGTCTATTTGCATTATCATTTGCTGCTTGTTCTGGCTTTGGGTCAAATGGTTCATTGCCACCTTCGATCTGTGGAAGACCAAGAAGTTCTCTACCCTCGTTTGGCATCATAACCTGAGTCTTGACGAGTCGTTCGATAATCTGTGATTGAGCAATTTCATCTGTAAGTGTAAGTTCATTAAACTTAAACTCAAGAATATCTGTTTTTTCTTTGACAATCTTGTTGATCATCTTTTCAAGGTTTCTTTGGGCTGGTCTTGCAACCTGCTCTTTAAATGTACGGTCTTGTGAAAGAGCAGCAGCAATGGCTGCAGAGTCGGAGCCACCAATCTTAGAAAGAGGAACTTGATGTGCCACAAGAATATCATCACGGTTTTGCTTTCTGTATTCTTTAAATGATGCCTCTTGAACTCCATTTTCAACTGGGTCCATCTTAAACTCAACCTTGTTTGTATCAGAATCTCCTGGAAGAGGAATATAAAGAGTTCTGTGGTTTTGACCCTTTAGTCCAGTCTGAAGGAATCTAAACATTTTGTCTTCTGCTTCTGCAGACAACTTGGCACCCTTAAGCGTAACTACATATCTTGGTGTAGCCTTGTTTTGGAAGTAGTCAATGTTGTACTGTGAGGCAAGTTGATCTCCATGCAGAGACCCAATTGCTGACATAATATCTGGAACTCCATAAAAAGTATTTAGAGGTGAGTATTCTTTGAAGTGAATAATTTCATTAGGACGAGCATCTGTTCCAAGTGGGTTTGGATTTGTTGCTCCAAAGTTTCGGAAGTAAACTACCTTATTTGCAATTACCTGAACGAACCCATCACGAAGACGACGAACACGCATTGTTGTAGAAGGAATGTGTCCAACATACCCAATGTCTCCACGAACTGTTCTTCCAACTTCAAGGTAGCCGTTGCCAGTTGCTTGTAAGTCAGTAAATACCTTTTCCATTGTTGTAGTAAATGAGTCTTCTGTGTTTAGCGATTCTAGCCAATCGCTTAGTTCAATCTTTGCTCTTTCAATTCTCTTACGTGCATTTTCTGCTGTCTTTGGTTCTGATGCTTCTAACTTAAGCATTGTTCTTGCAGAAACTTTAAACTCATAACCAAGGCCTACAATGTTTTCTACCTTGGCATCAATTGCTGCATGGTTTGCAAAAGATGTGTCATAGAAACTTGCAAGTTCGTAAAGGTTCCATGGTGGAGTGATTACATCAAAGAGTCCATAGGCATTTCTAAATACAGTTCCTGAGTTTATCTCTTTAGACTTTGCTCCATCACGACCAGTGCTTTCTGCTCTTGAACTTTCAATATATGCTGGTGTTGCTTCTCCTTTTATAAGGCGAGAAGTTCTTCTTTTAAAATTTGCATCAAGTCCCTGTAGATCTTTGACTACATCCCAAGATTGATTAAATGGATCTTGCTTTGTAAAAGTATCGTCTTCTGGAAGTGGCGTATCTGTCTTTGCTCTAATAAAAAACTCTTTGTCTTCACTCATTAGTCATCACTTCCATACTTTGCAATTGTGTCCTTGGCTGCCTGAACTGCACCAAGATCGTTCATAGATGGAATTAATCCCTCTGCCATTCTTTGCTTTTGCTCAGAGTACTCTTCTTCTGAAATTCTTGTTAGTCCTGGTACGAAGATGCATTCTCCATCTCCTTCATCCCCGTAATATTTTGCAGCCTCTTTTAGTTTTGAAATCTGAAGGATGTCGCCCTTCATAGACTCAATGTTTAAAACTGATCCAGTTCCGTCAGTAAACCACTTACCGTTAGCCTTTTTGTAAACATAAAGACCCCAATCATAGTGCTTTTCAATAATCTTTGCACGGGATTCACCCACTTGCCCCTTCATTTTGGGCAATGCTTTCTTTTTTTTACGTGGATCTTGCATGTTCATATACTCAAGTATACCATATTAGACAGCATCGACAGTGGTTTGTTGCGAAGTTATACCTTTATATACGTTGTACTCATATCCGTTTACCGTAAACACCTTGTCTGTGTCAATAATAATCTTATTTGTTCCTGTATAACTCTTATATATTGTTTCTGGGTTTACTCCGTAATAACTGCTTGAAGCCAAGACTAAGACCCCATCCCAAATAAAGGCTGAAGACTTCCAGTAGTCCCATTCAAGAGTAAGTGGGCTTGCATACTTAACGGCAAACCATGGTCGAATCTCTACCTGCTGAACCTCTTGAAGGTTTGTAGACTGGTAGTAAGATATGGTGTTGAACGTAATGGGTCCATTAAGATTTATTGATCCAACCCTATTTTTAAAGTCTAAGATGTTTGGGAAAGATATACCTAAGAATCCCCATTCTTTTACTGTAATGACTGGCTCTTTTACAAGTTTGCCATTCCAATAAAAAGATATACCGTCTTCTAGCCTTCCAGTCTTTGCATTGATTGCATAAATTTTTGCTCTCTCTCCGCTTGGATGAATGGCTACCATATAAAACTTTATGTGGCTGTTTCTTGACTTTATCTCAAATATTTCTGTTGAACCATATGGGAATGCATCTTGGTCATACCTTATGGCTGTCTGTAGTGCTATTACTTTGTAATTTTCTGCCATAGTTTTATTTATTGGAATTGAAAGACCACGGTTAATTAGTGGATCATAAATACCCTTTAACTCTATGCCAGTATATCTTGTTAGATATAGATATGGAGAACTGCCCTTATAAATTGTAAAAGGGTTTCTGTCTTTGTAGTCATAGTAGAAACCAGACTTTTTGTATGGATATATCTCATTGCCAAATCTTGTGCCAATAGGGTTTGGAGATGTTGAGTTGAATGCTTGAGAAGCATACTCAAGGTTTCTAAGTTTAACTCTATTCTTTAATATTCCCTTTACATTAAAATCTAAATGAGTTACTATTGCAAGGTCAAGTGCTCTTGCATTTGATGGTGGATAAATAATCATATTATTAACTACTTCATACTTTGTGTTAATCCAGTTTTCTCCTGGAACAACAAAAGAATCATTTGATGGTTTTTCGCTGTTAATAAAATTTGATTCTGGCAGGTTTGTACCATTTTTAATATATTGAAAAGTAATATACGATTTTACTAAAGCATTTGACGTGTCATACTTATAGTTTTTGTACGCTCTATTTTTTAAATCATCATAGTTTAAATAACCAGTAAACAACTGATTATCTAGTGATGAATATGTTCTTTGTGTTGGAATGTTATACTCGTCATATAGTTCCTTGTAAGTCCAAGAGCCAGTTTGTTCTTCTTCAACAAATACAGATGGCGCTGGGTAATTAATGTTAAATTGAATTAAATCTAAGTCATATAACTCTTTGCCTTTTTCGTCTTTGATATATTGAGCAAAATATGTAAGAGGAATGTAGTCTTCCCAATAGCCCTGAACGTCAATATCTAATGTGTAATTTTCAAAATATGAAGATGGAGATAGAGTATAACTTGCTGTGTGCTCTTGGAATCCTTCTATTGAATAAGAGTTTACTCCTCCTGAATCAATAATTTCATCCCATTCTGCAGGATTAGTTCCAAAATAGTTATCTGTTGAATTGTATTCTACGTCAACTGTATCTGCATACAGATAAAAAACGTTTTCACCACTTATAGGAATTCCTCTTTCATTAAACAAGTGCTCAATTTTTTTATGATTTCTTGCTGTACAAAAACCAACTTTATAAATTTTTCCAGAAAAAGTTTCTGTGAGGTCTGACTTTCCGCCTATATAAAACTTAAGGGTGTTTGCGTTACCAAAGAATGATGCAACATTTCCTCCAAAGTATTTAGAAACTTTTTCTATATCTAGCCCTGCAGAAAATATCTCATTTACAGTAATCCCAGCAAGTGCATTTTCGTCATACCATGAAAATGTTGCAAGCGTTGTTGGCTCAACTGAGCCATACTTTAAACTATATACAACATCGCTATTGACTGTAGATATCTCAAAGTAGTCTGAAGAATTTTGAGACTCTATCCTAAAAAGTATTTGCTTTGTTGTTGGCTCTTGCAAAAATTTAAACGATCCGTAGAATGACCTAATCTTTTGATTTAAAAAGTTTAAGTTATCAAAATACATGTAGCCATTTTGCACTGGGCTAAAAGAAAAGAATTTCTCACTTTCATTTTGCATTGTTTGTAGTTGAGAATATAAACCGTCAATATTAGATGACCCTAAAACTATTTCTGGCAATGAATATTCTGGTGTGCAAAGCATATTGTTTTCTACAGCAAGGTTATCAATTACTGCCTGACTCCACTTTCCAATGTTTGGATAAGAGTAGTTGTTTGTATAATCTGCAAAGGGATAGTCTATGTAAACTGATGATCCACTATATGCCTGATTAATTCCCTCTGGAAATTCAACACCTTGTCCGTATATAAATCTTTTCTTTGCTAATACTAGAGGTACTTGATACGTATAAATTGCAACGCAATCAAGTTCTACTGGGGATACATCTTCGTATGCATAAAACCCAATCCAGTCTTGATCTTTTCCAAAAGAATTAAGTTTTGAAGGTAGTTGTAGTTCTGAAGTTATATAGTTAAGAGATATAACTTCTTCGCCATTTATGAGCATAGATGCATAGTTTTCTGAAATGCGAACATGCATCAACATTGGTCTTGTCCATTCGCCAACATAATAAGAGCCAGAACCACTTCCAATCTTTAAAGTAAGAAATGGCCCGTCAACATAAACACCATCATCAGAACTAATTGGACCAATAATTCTTTTAATGGTCGATGAGTCAGAGTTGATTCTAAGCCAAGCCTCCAATGTATACTCTTTGTATTGGCCTACCTCAGATAAAAATCCTAAGCCTGGAATAATTAAAGAAGGATCTCCATTGTTTGGTAAAAGTTTTGTAAGGTTTGATGCTCCATATACAAGTGGAATACCAGTGTTCTTTGCCATAAGACTATTATCTTTAACTAAATAATATCCTTTATTGTTTTGTAATCCATAGGCGTTTGCTTCAATTCCAAAATATGGACTTAATGCTATATCTGATGGTATTGATATTTTTTGAACACCCAAAGATGATGAGTTAAACTCTTCACACCATTGGCCAGCGGTAATGCCATTAACAAGAAATTCGTAATCGTCTACGCTTGATGCACCACCAATATAATTGATCTTTAATACAATTCTAAACTCTGTATTATCTTCTGGAATATCAAATGTTTCAGAGATAAAAAACCACTTGTCTTTAACCGATGTTGTATAAGACTTAAGTCTTTGAATCGTGCTTCCTGAAGTTGTGTCATAGTATTCATAACCAATTTCAAAACTAGAGGCATAGGCACTTATTGAGTTAAAAAATGCACCGACTGAGAATGTAGACAGAGTATCGTTTAAAGATGAAAAGTTAACTATATTATTGCTTATACAGGTAATTTGTCCAAAGTCATTCTCTGTAAGAATTCCTGTAATTTTTGTTGTTTGACTGTCTATAAATGGCTCGTCAGTAGTAGCATGATTGACCGCAGTTCCATTGGTTATTGTCCAAGAGGTTACATCTCTATCAGACTCATCAATTAAACTAATATAATCTGCAACGTCATCCAATGCCCAAAGAGCAATGGGATGTTCTGCATATATTTTTTCTGCATATAGGTTTGATGAACTAGACATTATAAGTCTATTTTACCACAGAAGGCTACTTATTTATTTTAATTTCACAGTAGTCAGTGGTGCAGTACATTTCTCCTTGAGCCTCAAGATTTTCTGCTCCGTCATAGATAGCAGAAAAATCAATGTGCTTTAACTTGCCAATATATGACTCATACTGCTCTTCAGTAATCTGAGTATATGGCTGTTGCGGATATGTGTGATTTCCCATTGGTAGGAACGAAACTGCCTTTAATTGTCCCTCGTACATATGCAGCGCTGGAACAACATGCTTTGACTCTGTTTCCTTGTCAAATGAAAGAGTTACAGAAACACCATTATCAGACCAGTACTTTTGAGCAGTTGCAGCAAGGGCAATCTTTTCAAATAGTGTTACATCCTTTTCAGATCTTGGATGACCTGACTTGATTGGGAAGTAAACGACTGATGTGTTTGCTGATACTACGTCGTCTTCAATTGTGTACCCCGCTGCTTTGAACAAGTGCATCATTGGATCTGTGTTTCCAAATCGAACTGCACGAAGGAAGAAGTTTCCTCCAGGTCCCCAGTGAACTCCAGGAGTTGCACCAGAAAGAATTGAAACTGATCCTGATGGCTTAACTGTTGTTACACGAATTGATTCACGAACACAAAGCCATTCTGAATACTGGTGGTCATAGTGACGAATCTTGTTGTATCCTTCATCCATCCACTCACGAACAATAGGCAAACCCTTCTGATCTGCAAAGGATGCGATACCAGTAAGTGATGTACCAATACGACGATTACGTTGCATGATACCGTTTGTTTGTGGCCAATGTGTTGGAACAAGTGTTACAGTCTTTCCATAGAGGTATGCAAACTTAAGGGTACGCAGGAAGTCTTCCTTAGATTCATGACGATTCAAGTGCACTTCTACAAGTGTACATAGTTCGTATGATTCCAATGGCTGCTCCGCACATGGGTTAAATCCCATCACACGATAATCCTTACCGTCTGGCGCATCCTTTAGTCGTCCATAATTACGAGCAACATCAAGCCAGATAAAACCTGGTTCTCCGTTTTCAGTAATTAAGTCTACATAGTCTTCGTACTTTGTTCCTACTTCTGCTGAAATAGAATTATTAGACATCCAAGCCCAACCTGGATTTTCTGGATCAAATGAGTTACGTTCTGGGAACATCTCTGAGTTCTTTAGGTTCATAAATGTTTCATCCCCTGCATTACCCAAAGCAAGTGTTGCTGATCGTCTTACGTTGCCTGATACCACGCAGGTACCAATAAGGTTTACAAGATCTACGATGGCACGAGAGTCTAGTGTTTCTCCGCCTCTAGAGCCGATTACACGGTCTATCTGGTCGTGCAACTTGATAAGAGGTGCAGGTCCTGATGCAACGCCTCCAAAGCCCTTGATAGGTGCTCCAAGAGGTCTGATCAAATCGTAGTTAAACTTCTGAATGCTCTGGTTTGCTCTAAGGTATGAATTGATAAGAAGTCTGACTGACTCTACCCAGCCTTCACGAGTGTCTGGAATTTCGAACACCTGTTCTGGTTCTGTTGGGGTATAGATTGAGAAATTCTTATCCTGTCCCACTGTGTCAAACCCTACACCAATGCCAAGCATCAGTGCATCCATCACCCAAGCAAATAGTGCTCCTGGATCATTCTTGTCAAGGTCCTTTGTGGAGACCATGGCACAGTTCTGTAGTGCTGCTGAGTTCTTCTTCTCCATAGTCATAGGAGTTCCAAATGCCCACATACCTCGTCCTGGTGGTGTCCACTTCAATTCAAACATTCTTTGGAATGCTTCTTGTGCTGACTTCTGAGCCTTGTAGTCATTCCATGGCAAACGGTTTTCTTTAGCATGATTCTTCTGAACTGAATACATGCCCTCGATTACACGACGACAAACTTCATGCCAACGCTCCTTAGTTCCATCTTCCTTCATTCGAGAATATGTACGAATAAAAGTAATTTCTCCAAGTGAGTTTTCTGCTGCATCTTTAAAACCAAACGGGCTCTCTTGTGCTTTATACTTTTCTACAAAGTCCTCTGGAAGTTTAAAACTAAAAAAATCTGACATAATGTGTATCGTCCTTTCAAAAACGGAATAGTGTTAAGTATAGCAGAGTTTTGAAAAAAGTAAAACTCTACCTAAATATGTTGTTTAGGGTTATTGTTTAATGAATCCAGTGTTGTGGAATCATTATCTTTTCACCACTTTTAACTAAGTGAGCAGTGTGATGATATGGGGGTGATGGAGGAAATACAATAACACTTCCTGCTTTTGGCTTTACTGCAAAAGTATAAGTTACTCCTTTTATAGCATCATCAAAATCTGCTGGTGGTCTTGAATCTTTTAGAATTCCTCCTGGAGAAGCAATTGTAAATGATATCTCTCCTCCTTCATAGTCATCGTTTAGGTACATAACAAAAGAAACCTTAAGTCTTTCGTCTCCTTCTTGTTGATCAAAATGTGCTCCCATATGAGTCCCAGGCATATACTTTTTAATAGGATAAACTGGAAATAACTTTGGCTCTTGCTCTATGCCTTGAGCCTTTGCATAATCTCTTGCCACATCGTCAAATGCTTTTTGTAGTGTTGAATATATGTAGTTATTGCTTTCATCAGAACTATCATTTAATTTAATGCTTTTGTCTGTTCCATACACATAGGCTTCACCGCTACATGCCATCCATTCACCCCAAGGATCCTTATTGTCATTCTCGATTGCGTCAACAAGTTTCTTTGGATCTTCAATTACGTCTGTGTAATAGTAAACCTTTTCTTCAAGTATTTCTCTTTTCATTTTTCAATCTCCTTAGTATTTATTTTTTTCGTACCAGCCTTTAACCTTGATAAACCCAACAGTTACATATCTTATTGGGCTATCTTTTCCTACAGGTCTTACTCCGTGCTCGTATTCTTCTGTCCCTGGAAAAATAAGCAAAGTCTTTGGTGCTGGTCTTAAATCAGAACCTGGCTTATTTTCAAAAAACAAAGTTCCATCTTTGTAGTCATCGTTAATATACAAAATAGCAGCATATCGTATAGAAGGGTCAGTATGCTGATCTGTATGAGACTTCAACTCTACCCCATCTTGCATTCTTTGCAATGTTCCAAATCCAGCAAGTTCTAGTGATGGATCTGATAATTGTATAAGGTTTCCAAGTCTTCTTTGTAAAGTAACTGTAATTGGTTCATGGACAACATTTAAATTTTTATCTTGCCAGCCTTGTGTAATTTCAAACTTTCCCTCAGCAACAAGGTTATCTACGTCATCTCTCCCAAACTTTTCCATACAAAATCTAGCAAGATTTTTTGTATACTCTATGCCCCAGTCTGCCTCTGTAGCATTATTAATTATTTCCCAAATTGTATCTAACTCTTCATCTGATATAAAGTTTTTGATAGCCAAGATATCGTCATGAAGTACCTCTATTTCATAGTTAGCATCAGTAAATTCTTTTTCTAAAAAAATTGCCATGTTAGTTATCCCCTACCTTATACTTATTATTATTTATGTCTAACTTATATCCTTCTTTAAGCAACTCTTGCCATTCTGCTCTTTCAATTTCTTGCTTGGCTCTAGTTTCTCGCATTTCTTCTGCCCAAGCATCTCTTAACTCTTGTGGGTAGTCAGACTCTTCTCTATCGTCCCAAAAAGATCCAATAGTGTATCTTACTCCACTTTCTATTAATGATACTTCGTGCATATTATTAAATCCCCCGTCAAATACGGCAAGCATTCCAACCTGTGGCTTAATCTCTATGTTTTGATCTGGAAACCTTAATAATCCACCCTCAAAGTTGTCATTTAAGTATAAGAATCCTGCATATCTGCTTCTTGTAAACGCACCAGAGTTTCCCTCGTGATCAGTATTATCGGAATGAATTCTTGCATATGCTCCTGGCTCCCACTTCTGAGTATGGTATCCAATCTTAGAAATGGTTTTTGGGTCAAGATCGTGCACTGATGCTATTGCTTCTGGCATCATTTTTTCAATATCTGAAAAGATCGTTGGAGATAACCCAGCATCTAAAATTTCCTGATCATTGTCTTGTGGTAATACAGAAGAGTACGATTCGTAAAAAGAAATTGGCATCCATGAAATTTTACCACTATCTGCTTGTGCATCAAGTGCCATAATCATTTTTTTACAATCATCTTTTTCAATAAAGTTTTCATAAACAACAATATCTTTTGTGATTCTTTTTTTATTGTTTAGGTTCATTTTATTCTCTTTTCTTTTTCTGTACTTATCTTTGGAGTAATATTTTCCCAAAACTTTTTCACAATGTCTGTGTGCATTTCTTTCCAAAGTGTCTTTCCAAATTCATTTTCCTTTTCGTACCATTCATCGGATCCATCCTCGTACTTCATCCAGTACATTCTAGAAATGTACTTGTTTTGTTTTCTTGGAATCATTACCCCATGTAGGTATACCTTTCCGTTCTTAGTCAAAATTTCTGGATGGCCTGCTGGAAAAACTAAAACGTCTCCAGCCTCTGGCTTATACATGTATGCCTCTCCATCAACAACAAAATCAATTTCTCCGCCTTCATAATCATCGTTAAAGTATGTTAAGGCGGTTATTGCAAACTTTTCTCCAGGAGTCTTTATAGGCTCTCTTACATAGTCTGAGTGATAGACTAAGCCAATAGAACTTTCTATATCTGTTCTATATCTTGCTATTGATGGTCCATGAGTTGTCCACAGTTTATGACTTACTCCGTCACGATCTTTTACAAATGCTGTTTCATCAAACTCTACATTATTTTTATTTATATAGTCTTTTGTTGCCAGATGAAAGTTATTAAAAAGTTCTAAAATTGCAGACTTTTGATCTTTTTGTTTTTCAGTATTTGCTTCTATTTCTTTTTCCATGTACTCCATTGTCATGGTGTGTGGGTGATCCTTAAATAAAGGATTAAGATAGTGTCCAACCTGAGCCCACTTTGTCCATGGGCTAAACAAACCTTCTTCATCCTCTTCTTTTAAAAGAGACGTTGTTTTAGATATATCCTTAAAAAGGTTTTTATATACAAAGATTTTAGGATATATTTCAATATGTTTTATCTCTGTCATGGCTTTCTGTCTCCTGTGTGCTCTGTAATTTCCCAAAAGAATGGGCATGTGTATCTTATTCCACTCTTGATTTCTGTTACGCCATGAACATAATTCATATCCCCTGGGAAAAAATACGCTGCTCCTTTTTTAGGTTTAAACTTAACATCTTGCAAAGGGAAGTATAGTTCTCCACCCTCATAGTCCTCATTTAAATAGAAAAGGCTTGAAAGATCATAGTTTGGAAAATCGTTTGGAAGTCCAGCATCTGGACCCTCATGCAGTTCTTTGTCTGCGTGAGGATTTTGTAATTGTCCTGGCAACCATCTAACAATCGTTGGTCCAGTAGGTATAACTTTTACTTTATAAAATTCTTCAACAATTGGCTTTAATCTTTCAAATAAGCCAGAAACAACTGGGGCTATTGCTGGATTATTTTTATTTAAACTAGGATATGTTGCAACTCTGTCTTTCCAATAATTTGAGTCGTAGACAATTGTTCCATTCTCATTAACATGGCTTTCTGTTACATCCCAAATAGTTAAAGACTTTGCAGCCTTTTCTAAAAATTCAATCTCTTCTTGAGTCATAAAATTTTCTAACTCAACAATCATATCTTTACTATTGCCAAACCAACCTGAAGGTGTCATTGATGGCTTTCTAATTACAACAGATGCTTCTGATTTATCCATAATTTGATTATATCATAGGGTTTATAGACCTATAACTCCTTGTCTATTTCTAATTGTTTTAGGAATCTATCTGCACTAAATCTCCAGTTGTCTTTTGCAAATGAGGTTACAATTTTAATACACATTTCTTCATAGTCTTCTTTGCTCAGTTTGTCCTTTACTGAGTGCAATGCCTCAACTGTATCTATATAATTTTGTCTAACAAAAGATGGATCTCCAGCATGATTTCTTTTCAAAACTTTTGTAAGAGTGTTTCCAGAAGGTTGGTAAAGAGAAACGGTAAGATAGTCTTTTGCAAAACCAGCATCCTGATACATCTCATAACCTTCTAATGCTTGCTCTAAATTATCAAAAGAAATTATTGATCTTACTGGAGACTCTCCGTCTCTTGATACAGTTATCATGTAGTGATTGACTTTTCCTTCTTTTGAATTATTAATATATTCATTGACCATGACATCATGTACTGTGTTTAACTCGTTCACTATGCACCACTATTGTCTTTTACATAGAGTTTTAAAGTTTTTGTTTCGTGATTGCCTCTAACTTCTCCATTTTCATTGACGGCATCCCTGTACCAGTCTGTCCATTGTCCAGAAGAGTTTAAAACTTGCGCTGCCTCTCCATATGAAATATTTGATTGCGTTCTTAGCCCATATTCATCTTTGTAATTAAAAATTTCTATAGAACTATTATTTAAGTTGGTTAAAGATATTGGAATTATAGTTGCTAAAACAGTTCCAGCCTTTATAGTTATTTGTTCGTTTGCTTTCCTTGCTTTAATTGCTAAAGGAAGAGGGTTGTCGTAGAAAGATGTACTGATTAAATTAGACATTGTTTCAAAATCTTCACTAAAATAATTTACTGGATTAATTGTAAGGATGCTGACATCTTGATTGGTTCTAAAGATTAGGCCAGTATTTAGACTAACAGAAGATTGTCCTCTACCGCTATAAGATCCTTCTGGAGCAGAAATAATTTTAATATGATCTTGAGTTTGATCATTTATGCCATCCCAAGTAAAAACAATATCTTCTAAACAAGAAAGACTCCATCCAACTACGTTTGCCTGTGTTACTGGAAAACATCTGTAAGCATGATTATCCGACGTGGAATCCATCCACTCTCTCTTAATCGTCATTGGAGCAATTACAAAACTATTGCCTTGCATTTTTTCAACTGAAATATCTATCACTATTCTTTGTCCCACTTTGGATCGTACATGTCTGGTGTGTGATATTTTTTACTATAATCAAGCATAGTTACAATAGAGTACTTTGTTCCAGAGTGCACTGGCATTGCTTGATGAGGATACATGAAGTTAGATGGGAAGATATAAAGATCTCCAGCCTTTGGCTTAATGTTTAAATCTTGTAATCTAAAATACAGTTCTCCACCTTCATAATCATCGTTAACATAGGCGACGAGAGATACTGTGCAGTTGTAAGAGTATCCATGATCATGATGTTCCTTAAAGTGCTGTCCTGGTCCATATTTAATAAAGTTAAATGCTTCCCAATACTTTAGTGGCATAATATTGTAATCTCTCCTGTAATCTTCTACAGCAGCAGCCTGTACATCATATAAATCTTGCCATAGAGATTGAAGTTTTAGAGACTCTTCGCTTTTGTCTAACTCTATGTCTGTTTTCTTAAACTTAAAGTCAACGCAGTCTCTGTACTCTGGCATAAGTTGTTGATAGCCAACATATGCTGGCATCCAGTGGTATCTTTTTCCTTCTGCAGATAATTCTCCATATCCAGCAACAGATCCAAGAGCATTCTCTAATCTATTTATTACGTCAAACTCTTTTTTAATAACATTTCTATAGCACACAATTCCGTGTCCAAGAACTTCTTTTTCTGTCCAACTTTGCATTATGTATTCCTATCTGTACTCTCGTCTTGACCAAACTTTGTTTTTATATATCCCGCCATCTGGCTGGCGATAAAACTGCATGTTCTTAACCATTTTATCATAAATTTTAGACTGATCTAAAATGTCTACTTCATGTTCCCAGTTTTCTCTTTTAAATGGAAGTACCTGAAGGTATGGTGTTCCTGCTGGAAGTGTTCCTTCCCATCCATCTGCAACAAAAAATGGGAAACTACCAAGAAGATGAACCTTGTCTGAATCAACTACTCCCGTAGTATTTAAAAATGGAAGGTCGAACCTGTTCATCGGTGTCATAAATAATGCGCTGTAACCTTCTGGAAGTTCTAGCCCCCAGTCTGAACTCCATGCAAAGTGATGTGTGTAATAACCTTTGGGATGCTCAAACTGTGGCATTGGTGGTCTTTGTGTACAAAAGTCTTTGTATTTGGGATCATCGATTTTGACATTAATTATTCCATGAGAATTTTTGGTAAATGTTAAATCGCAGGGAGTTTTAAATACGTATCCAGTTGAAAATGCATCCATGATTGCTGGACATGCTTTCCATGTTGGTATCTTTCCATAATCATCTGTGGTTCCTTCTTTTGGAAATGGACAAACTTCTTTTGGAGCCTTGTAATATTCTCCATTTGGCATTTTTGCAAATCTGTCTGCATCTTTATACCATTCTGGAATTTCTTTTTGTGTTGGAACTGGAACAGAAATACTTTCCTTGTTTAGCCATGGCCTAAATGATCTAAATATTGCAACTAAAGACACTACTTGTGTCCTAGTTCATTAATATCTGTCATTACTACAACACAATACTTTGTTCCTTCTTTCATTGGTAATGATGCGTGTTCATAAATATAGTTAGACGGACAAAGAATAATATCTCCTACCTTTGGAGCATGAGTGTAGTTATCCATTCTTGGAAACCTAATTTCTCCACCCTCATAGTCATCATTGATATAAACAACAGCAGATACTGTGCAGTTATACATTGGGCCATGATCTGCGTGAATATTAAAGTGTGTTCCTTCTCCTTCGTATTTAACAAAGTTGAATGCTTCATAATACACTACATTGATTCCCCAGTACCTGGCATAATCGTCAACGCAGAACTTTAACTTTTGATAAATCTCTTCGTGAAGGTCAATAAGTTCAGCATTGTGTTCGTCTCTTGGACCTAAATTTTCTTGCTTAAATTTAAAGTCTACAGCGTCTCTGGCTTTCTTAATTGGAACATCAGAGTTGGTTACCTTTGCTTCTGACCATTTATACTTTCCATTACCGCCTAAGTTTGACTCAAGAATATTTATATATCTTTCAGAGTCTTCTTTTGAAAACACATTTCTATATAAATTAATTCCTAGTGCTGGATTTTCAACCAAAATGTCATTTCCGATAGTCTTTGATGGGTATCTATTTATTGCTGTTTCTGATCTATCTTTTGTAAACCAGTGATTTGCGTTTTCGTCATACATCTTAAGTATAGCCTTTCTGTTTTGTTTATAATTTAATAATTAAACTTAAATAAATCTTGAGCCATCCCAGTTATGGGTTTCTCCAACAGTTACAGCCTGATCTTCAGGGACCTTAACAAGTGTTACTTCGCTTGCTAATGCTGCTTCAAACATCTGGACTTTTGGAGATGTTAAGCCAACACCATATCTAGCAACCAAAACATTATCACACAAGAACGCATATAAATTAAAAGAATCTAACTGCTCTTGTGTTGCCTCGGATGCTCTACTTGGCTTTCCTCCAGAAAAAGAAGTACCGTTCCAACTAGAACCATAGGTTGCTGTTAATTTATGTTCAGAGGCATCCATACCAACTACTGGTTTTCCTGAAGCAAGTGCCTCATCGATTCCAACTATTACCTGCGGATCCTCATGATTGAGAAGTGCAATAACGTCATAAGAATCGTTATCATTTTTAACTAGAACTGCGTACATATTAATCTCCTTTTTATGTTTTTAGTATACCACATAATGAGTAGTGAGTGCATACCTTCATATGCACCCACCAACATTAACAGCAACAATTGGAACTGCAAGGGCACTGCCAGCAATATGTTGCTTGGCAACTACATCCGCCTCCGCCAGGTGGTGGTGGTGGTGGTGGGAAGTATGGTGGGAAGAACGGGAAGAACGGGAAGTAAGGGAAGAACGGTGGGAAGAACGGGAAGAATGGGAAGAATGGGAAGAACGGTGGGAAGAACGGGAAGAATGGGAAGAACGGGAAGAACGGTGGGAAGAACGGGAAGAATGGGAAGAACGGGAAGAATGGTGGGAAGAACGGGAAGAATGGGAAGTAAGGGAAGAATGGGAAAAATGGCGGGAAGAATGGAGGGGTTGTAACACTATTAGATGGATTAGAATATTCTCCTGCTAAGTTAGCGTTTTCTGCCCGTACCTGATAAGTCTGTGCAGTTGTTGCTTCTTGTGCTACTGCAGCAGACAAAGACGCTGTTGTTCCAGTTTTGCTGTCAGATGATGTCCATCTGTAAGTAGTGATTGGTTTTCCACCATTTGCTGGGGCTGACCAAGTAATTGTATCGTTTTGTGACCCTGCTGTAACTGATGCAGTTACTGTTCCAACCTTGTTTGGCACTGATGTAACAGTAAGCGCAGAAGAAGATGTTGATGCTGCAGATGTTCCAGAAGAGTTTGATGCGGTCACAGTAAATGTATAAGATGCTGCTGACTTAAGTCCACCTACAACAATTGGAGATGATGCTCCAGCCTGAGTTACAGTAGTTCCAGTTGAACCGTCTCCTCCTGCACCAGTTGCAACAAATGTTGCAGACACTGTGTAAGAGGTTGCTGGTGGAGAACCTTCTGGCAATGTAAAAGTAACTGATGCTGCAGCGCTATTAAACGCTCTATTTGTACCAACATCTGAAGCCGATACGTTAATTGGTGGCTTTGGCTCCAAGAAGTCATTTGCTGCTTGGGACTTTTTACCTACTCTTTTATTTGCCATTTTTTAATTCCCCTTTTCTTATTACAATATTACTTAAGATCTCCGAACAATACCCAGGTATTTGCTGCTCTCTTAAAGAGAGTTGCAGATGACCATTGTGTGCGTAGTGTTCGTCCTGGTGTTGCATTAATTGTTACTGCTACTGATACTGGATCAACCTTAACTTCTCCTGTACCTGTTTGAAGGATATCAATTGATGTTCCAATTGGGAAGTTTAGTGTTGCATCTGTTGGAACTGTAATTATTCCTGCAGCAGAAACTTCAATTAGAGAATCTCTGTGAGTAAGTGTTGATAATGTATAGTTTGCTGACTTTTGAACAATAGGAGTCCGTGAAGGAGTTCCTTCCTTTGTCTGTGTTCCGTCTGTAAATGCTACACCAGATGCTGCAACTGTTACAAGACCTGTAAATGTTGGGGCATTGATTGGTGCTTTTGCTGCAAGGTTTGTTGTGACTGTTGATGCAAAGTTTGCGTCATCACCAAGTGCTGCTGCAAGTTCATCAAGTGTATTAAGTGCTGCTGGGGCTCCTGATAGTAGCGCATTTACTTGTGATGTTGCATCTGCGATTGCTTCTGACTTAGCAGTTGCAATTGCTGTAGCCTGTGCTGTTGAAACTGGCTTTGATGCATCTGAAGTATTGTCAACATTTGCAAGTCCTACTGAAGACTTTGTAAGTGCTGCTACTGCAGTTGAAATCTTTGTGTCTGCATTTGTTCCTGCTGTTACAACTGCTGCATTTGCTAGGACTTCTGCTGCTGCTGCTGCTGCTGTAATAGCATCTGCTTCTGCTTGGTCTGCATAAGTTTTTGTTGCAATTGTTGCATCAATATCAAATCGGTTATCAACTGAGTTCCAGTCTATACCAGTTCCTGCAAGAGTTGATTGATCAACTGCTGCTCCTTCTAGTGCAGTCTCAAGATCTGCTGTTGTCACAAGAAGACTTGTATCTGCAATTCCGTGTACGCTTGTTGTTGCATCAGAGTGCAGTCCAAGTGCTGTAGAAGCCGCTGTTCCTGCTGCTGCAACATCTGCTGCTGTAGCAAGTTCTGCAGTGTCTGCAATTCCATGTACGTTTGTTGTAAGATCATTGTGTGCTTCAATTGAGTCTGTCAAAGCCTGTGCAAGACCAGCATCTGTTACAAGAAGAGAAGTGTCTGCAATTCCGTGTACATTTTCTGTAGAACTGTTGTGATCACTTAGATTTATTAGTGATGCTTTTAGTGCAAGAGTGTTTGTTATTTCTGAAGCAAAGTTTTCATTATCTGCAAGTGCTGCTGCTAACTCATTTAGTGTGTTAAGCATTTCTGGAGCACCATCTACTAAGCCATTTATTTTTTCTTGAACAAATGCTGTTGTAGCAATCTGAGTTGTATTTGTAGTTCCAGTTGCTGTTGGTGCTGTTGGTACACCAGTAAGTGCTGGGGAGGCTAAAGGAGCCTTAAGGTCTAATTCTGTTTGTGTTGCTGTTGAAACTGGCTTAAGAGCATCTGTTGTGTTATCAACATTTCCAAGACCAACCATTGACTTTGTGACTCCGCTAACAGTTCCTGTAAATGTAGGATTGTTAATTGGAGCCTTTAGCCCAATATTTGTGTTTAGTGTTGCTAAAAATTGTGGGTCATCCCCCATTGCTAAGGCTAACTCATCAAGTGTATTTAGAAGTGCTGGGGCTCCATCAATGATCGCTGCTAGTTCTGCTGCGTTAGCAAAATATGTTAGAGCAGACCATGCTGATGATCCGTTACCCATCTTAAACTTACTTGTATCAGTTTCAAAACCGATTTCACCTGCTGCCAATACTGGGTTTGCAGCCGTCCATTGTGCTGCAGTTCCTCTGCGCTGTTGCATTCTTGTTGCCATATTTTTATTTCTCCTTATGGGGGCTGCCCATTAACTTATCTTATTATAACCCCTGTTTTAATTGAAGTTATCTACTACACTACCGCCATCGAATACAACTGTCCACTCTGTTGTAGAGGGGCCACCTGCATCCAAACCTACACCCAATGGGCTGTTGAATGATCCACCTTCATAGAACTGAGATACTATGAAACCAGTTCCATCAATTGCGGTATCGTGAATATGCTGTGGAAGATTATTTGTATCATCGATAGTTGCTTGGGTATACCAAGTTCCATCGTAATAGAAATTAACTCTGTTTGTTAGAGTGTCTAACCACATTGTTCCATTAGTTGGTGAAGAAGGAGCAGTTGAGCCTACGGCCATTGAACGACTATCGACATACTCCTTAGTTGCTGCATGTGCATTAAGAGTTGGTGCTCCTACTGTTACTGCATCTCCGAATGTACCGCCGTTTGCAACGACTAACCCATTCTTGACTTTAAAGTCTTTATCGACTGTTGTCATTTACTACTCCTTCTTCCAACTATTTTTATTTTTTATTATGCAAGCAATGTTCCGACAACAGTAACTGTTGAGTTATTGTTTGTGGTTGTTACTAGAAGTTGTACATTTGCTCCGTCAACATTTGCTGTAACTGACATCGCTGGTCCATTTGTTCCAACAATTCCATATTCTGTCATTGCAATGTTGTCTGAAGAATCAAGTGTCAAAAGTACCTTTGAGATTTCAGTTTCTGTGCCGTATGCAACCTTTACAAGGAACTCTGCTGAACGATAATCTGCTTTAGCAAATGCGTGTCCTACATGAGCACCTGCAGATGCTGCTGACATGGTTGAAGCAACCTGCTTAGCAACTGAGTTTACCTCAACTGCTGTGAAGTTTGGAACTACTGCTTCAAGAGCATCTACTGCTCTTTCATCTGTGAAGTAAAGGTTTGTTCCTTCTACAAGATCAGTAGTTGTGGAGTCTGCTACACCGTTTTCTGCGGTAATAACAAGGCCACCCTGGTTAGTCCAAGTAATTTCAATATTGTTCTGTTGAGCATTAGTCAAAAGATCAACTGCTGAAACCTTTGCAGCGTAATCTGTAAAGTAAAGGTTTGAACCTTCTGGAATATCAGATGTTGTAAGGTCATCAATACGATCATTAGTTGTATTGTTAAGACCAGTAGCAAAACCTTCTGCTGCTGTCTGTGCTGCTGAAGCAGAACCTGATGCATCATAGTTTACTGCTAAACCATCTGCATAAGTCTTTGCATCTGCTTCTGCTGTGTCAGCGTATGACTGGTAAGCAGTTGTGATTGCTGTTTCTCTTCCATCTGTGTAAGAGTTTGCTGCTGTCTCTGCATCATCTGCATAACCCTGTGCTGCTGTATCAAGAGTTGAAATCTCTGTATCAACATAGTTCTTGTTTGCTGCATCGCCTGAGTTTGTTGGTGCTGCAATGCTTGTTACCTTGTTTGTTCCGCCAAAGTCAAGGTTGCCAGACATGCTGTCGCCAGCCTTTGCTACCTTCTCACCAATTGATGCTGTTACTGTTCCAATAAAGTCTTCGTCATCACCAATTGCTTCTGCCAACTCGTTAAGAGTGTCAAGAAGTTCAGGTGCTGCACCAATTAGGTTTGATACTGCTGTATCAACATATGACTTTGTTGCTGCATCCTGGTTTGCTGAAGGATCCAAAAGACCAGATACCTTATATCCACCAGCAGCAAGGTCGCTACCAAGTGTCTTGTTAGAAAGTGTCTGTGTATCTGTTGTACCAACAACATTGCCAGTTACACCATGAATTCCAGATGTTGCTAATTCGTGGTCTTCAAGTGCATTTTCAGCGCCAGTTGCTATACTGTTTGCGTAGCCCTTAGTTGCAATTTCATTTTCTGCTGCAACTGTTCCAATGTATGAACCACCATTTGCTGCAAGAACGATGTCTGCATCATCTGAGATTACATAAACGCTTGCATCTGTTGCTGTTGTGCGTAGATTTAGGTCTCCCTGGTTAGCCTGAATGTTGAAAAGATGGCTTCCAGCCTGTACTTCAATTTCTGCTTCATTAGCAACCGTTACGCTATCTGAAAAGTAAAGAGTGTCAATAATCTTCTTGTTTGAAAGATCTTGTGTATCAGTTGTTCCAACTACTGAACCAGTTACTCCGTGTACTCCAGAAGTTAGTGCTTCGTGATCTGAAAGATCTCCTGCTACAAGTCCTGCTTCTGTTGCTGCAGTTCCTGCTGCATCGTATGCAGTGTTAGTTGCATCAAGTGCTCTTTGGTTTGTGAAATATAGTCTTGAACCTTCAGCAAGATCATCTGTATCGTGGTTTGAAATATCTGATACTTGACCAGTTACATCACCTGTTACATCACCAGTAATATTTGCCGTAATTATGCCTGCAGCAAAGTTACCGTTAGCATCACGCTTTACTACCTTGTTTGCTTCGTTAGCAGATGTTGCTGTTCCACCAATAAGACTAACAATGTAGTCTTGGTCTGCTTGCTTCTTTGTAAGAATGTCAAGTCCGTTGATTGTACCTGTTGTACCTTCAACGACGAGACCACTCTTAATCTTAAAATCTTTATTTACTGTTGCCATTTTTTATATCTCCTTAGTTATGCCTTAAGTCCAATTCGTGCGTAACGAACTGTGACTGGCTTGATCGCAGGATCTGGAGTGACTGTTAAAGCCACGGTATTTCCAGTGCGAGAGACATTAATGGTGCCAATATTCCCATCATTGTCGATTGTTCCGTATTCGCTGACATTTACATTTGTACCGTCAACGAGAATTGTTAGTTCGGTTGCATAGAACT